CCGCTGACGTTGCGGCCGCTTTTCCTGCCGTACTAGAAGCCCCCATCGGAGTCCCGGCAACAGTCAGCCCAGTGTTTATCATAGTAACAAGGTGCGGCCCACGAACACAAATGCGACCCAACGTGCCAGTCGCAATGTCTTCATCAGCAACGCCAAACACATAGACGCTGTTCGTTGTTGTCGTTGTATTAATATAAGCACCCTTCGTTGAGCCATTGGTGCTGTTTGTAACGTCAAGAATAACAACGTCATTCTTGCTTACCGCCGCATACGCATAAGCTCCAACAAAAACCTGCTGGCTTCTATACGTTGCGTCATAACCCGTTGCCGAGTTCTCAGCCTTCACGATACCCGTGAAAGCAAGAACAAAAGCAACCGCTAACAACATTTTTAAGTTACGCATTGTCTTATTCTCCTTTCAGTTAATAGGTATCGAGGTTCGTCGAAATAACACCCTGACGAGCCCTGTTTGAACAAACGAGGTTTCCAGCCCAATACATACGAGCCACCAGTGCATCCTGATCGCCGGGAGTAATCCAATCCCTAAACGACAAGTCCCTTTCACCATGCACCATAAACTTCAGATACTTCAAGTTCAGAAAATACGCATGGTTAGCAGGACAATAACTATCGAACATGACAGGAACGCCATGCCAATAGATATGTTCAAACGCCAGATCGCCATAATTGACTTTAGGAGCGACGTTGTTCTGATTGAAGCTAATCGTCCCCGTCAATACGGTGTTGAGGTTAATATAAGCCGCCTGTGTCGTAACGACAATGGTCGGCGATTCATCTCCACGGACGCAAGAGTAAAACGCCGTGTCAAACGAAGAACGTCCGCTCGTGCTGAAATTCGTTGCACAAGCTCCCTGATAATTCCGCCAGAACGAATACGTCGCAGGGTCAAGACCACCGCTGACGGTCGTTGTCGGAGTATCAGAAACGATGTTCTGTAAACCTGTAATACCAACATCACTCTCGGTGTTCGTCGAGAAGATGCCGTTCGCAGAGCCAGCTAATGCGCTCTTCATTGATTCTTCAGCCGCTTCGACAATCGCCGCCATGTAATTGATAATGGCTTCAGGATTGTTCCCTGAATTCTGCAACATCTTTGTTCCAGATGCCACAACCGGAACAGTCACCTGTTTGCGCTCGAAGATAGCGGTCGTGAATGGATCGGCTTCATTGGAAGACAACGAAGTCAACCCGGTATAAAACTGGGCACTCGCCAGCTCTTTAAAGACGGGCAACATATAGTTGACACCGCCATTCTCCATCTCTTTATTCCCCATGCGATTCAGAAAATAAAGAAGTGGGATCTTGCCGGTAATGTTATCGGCAATCTTCTGGGCCACCTTCGGGTGCGTAATGCTCCGAATTGTGTCCCAAGCTACAGTCGTTGATAAGTACGACATTTGGCTCTCCTGTCAGTTGGGACTATTTCTTTGCCAACTCTCGGAATAGGTCTTTAAACCCTAGTTTCTTTGTGTCTAGGTGTTCTTTAGAGCCTGTTATTCCAGACGAGCTTGACGAAATAGCGTTAAGTTTATCTTCGCTTATTCTGGGTACTTCTGGTTTCGTCTTCTTCGTCAGGATAGCTTGCTCGATTTCGTCAGGGTCTGCGATAGCATGAAGAAGACGACGGGGCGTGTTATTCGACTGCATCCCGTGTTTCAAGATGTCTTCTCTATACTTGCCCACCAATTCTGCACCGTATTGTTCCTCAAGGACTTTAATCTCGGAATCAAGCTGTGAATACCTCTTATTGGAAAGTTCAGTTGTTGATGCCTTATAGAACTTGTCAAATAATTCCAGCTTCTCTTTGATTTCCTTGATGCCGGTTTCTTCTTCAACGATGGTTCTCATTTGTTGAAGTGCGGCTTTTTGGTCAGTATCAGCGGCATTTTCGATTAACCTGTCAAGCGTTCTCAAATTCTTTGCCTTGGTGTCAACTTTAACTTCAACACCTGAAGCCTTGGCTTTCTTTGACTCAAGATGCTTAGTCAATACGTCCCTAGCTTCATCAACCTGAAGACCCATAGCCTCCATGTCCTGTTGAGCCTTGGCAAGTGCGGCAACACCCTTAAATTTGGCTTGGTAGCCATCTTCAAGTAGCTTTGCCTTCTTTGAAAACAACTCTTTAAACCGAGGTCTGTCCTGCTCTGGAATATCGGATAAATCAATACCCGAAACATACTCTTTTACGGGTTCACCAGCTTTTGTTTCCGTAGAAGTGCCAGTCGGAGCGGCTTCTTTCGGTTCGGTGACAGGGGCTGTCTTGGGGGAGCTTACGGTTTCCCCAACGACCTCTCTCAACGTGTCCTGAACGCTCTTAGTATTAGGCTTGTCCATTTGTTACCTTTCTTGTTTTTACTTCTTGCCGAAAAGCGTACCTTCGCCTTTGGCAGTTGAGCCGGGTTGATTAGAACCCATGTACCGACCGAACGTAGGATTCGGAGTCGTCAAGGTAGTATTCGCACTACCCATCTTAATTCCATCCTTACGTGCAACCGGCTTGCTCGGGGGTGTGAGTCTTTCTGCCATACTTCTACCTCCCTTTACACTGTGTTTGAAGGATTGACCCTTTGCCAACCCCTTTATTCCCTTTAGATTTGCTTTTCATCTTATTGCCCCTTTCTCTCTTAATATACCTTCGATATTCTTCTTATGCCCTTCAATCCTATCCGCCTTTGACGGCTCATTCTTTACTTGCTTTAATGACCCATGTTTGGGCGGTGCTTGCGGAATATCATCCGTCAAACCTAACCCTTTTAAATGTTTCTTCCATTGCCCTTTACTCGTAATATGTATTGGCTTAGCCGTCGTGGCATTATCAATAAAGTTGTACGCCCTGTCCTTATTTGTGTTCGGCAGGCTAATTAACCGATCAGCCCTATTTCCACAACGGGTGCATTTTGTTCTTTTGTCGTAATCAGAGAAAGAACGGTACATATCAAATCTGTTTTCGCACTTGGGGCAACAATATTCGTAAAGTGGCAATTTACGTCATCCTTTCGGGTGCGCCCGTACCAGCCCCTAAATTCTGTGCGCTCTGATTGATATCCCCCGCTGAAGTGTTCCCTTGACGAACAATTTCAGGGTTAGAAGATTTCATTGGCGGGCGTTTATCGCCCGCCTGTGGTGTGTTTGAACCGCTACCACTCTTATCACCCGTCAAACTCACGCCAAGAAACTTGCCATGATCTGTAAGGTGTATATCCATAACTTGAGTAGGCTGTCCGCCCTTGATATGCTCCTCCATATGAATCTTATGGTTCTCATTCGGAGAAACAACCTGTGGAACATCGCTATTCAATAACTGATTCTCTTGCTGTGCCGCTACACGCTCTTCATCGTCATTCGTGTAAACAAGCCTGTCGACCTCACGGTTAAATTTGAATTTCTTCAATACGCCTAAGACGACTTCCTCTTCTTTCAGCCGTCCCGGAGCAATACTAGAAATAATCGACAGCGCATCAAGATACTGCTTTCTGTCAACAAGCTCATCCTTCGGAGCGGCAGTCGAGCCGGCATCAATCTTAAACTGTAACTCGGCTTGAATAACCCTACGGCGTTCTTTTGGTTCTTTTGGAAGCGTCGGCCACATATTTTCAGATACCGGCATTCCAATAATCTCTTCGACCTTCTTCTTATCGTAGAACTGCCATGCCAACTGTGCAATACAACGGGCTTCCCTGACCGTAAAGTCCTCTATGCAGTCCACTCGGCTCTGTGCATGTAATTCCATGCCCTGTTGGGCTAACCCTGCTTGTGTGGCAGTCCTTTGCCCCGGCATAGGTGCAAACATCATTTGCCCCATGCTTGTTCCTTGCTGTAAATCCTTATCAATGGCCGCTTCAACCGCAAATACTTCATTCGGCAATGACGGGCCCTGTTGCATCTGAACAGCCTGAATATTGGAGATATTAACGACCTGAAGACCTTCTGTTTCAGTTATCTGTTGCATGTCGTCTTCAGTTAAAAGACCCTTTTGGCACATAATAAACGCTGAAGCCCGTTTTCTCCACTTAGTCATTTGCGTCCGCATATTGCTTTTTTCGATGATCTGCGGCATTATTGACTTGAGGCAGTTTGGTGGGTAAGGGTTTGATGTCTGGTCTGTTGGCAACGACTCATCAAACGCAAGTGGAAGATACGGGAAACCTTCCATATCATACGGCCACTTCCCTTCGGAATGAGGCTCATTTGACCGCATAGAAAGAGTCATCCTTCTTTGTCCACGCCTATCCCAAATATGGTAAAGACGGATAACATCATTGTCTTCGTTTGTTGCATCAGAATCAGCATATCCAACCTTTGATATTTCACGTCCGCCATCATTAGTTGGCTCTATGCGTCTATCCGACTTTAAATCCGTTTTATTCTTGTACGTCGGATTCGCCAAGAAGTCGAGCATATTCACATCTTCAATCTCGCAAATCCAGGGCATCTTTTCAATAACATGATACCCTTCTGGCATTATAATATTCCACGACGGAATCCACGTCGCAAAAATATTTTCCTCTTTAATAAAATAATTCAGATGCCCTTGCTCTTCTGGGGTTAATTCTTTTTTTTCTTTTGAGAAGACTCCCTTTATAGCGTCTTTTAATAATTGGATTGCTCCCTTCTCTTTTATCTCGTCGATCTTTGCAACGTCCTGTCCAAGCTCGGCGGTGTATCCGACCTTAACCCATCCCGGAGGCATCATAAACGCCGAACGAATTGCCCTCTTGTTCTCTTGCTTTAACCCCATTTCGATCCAATGGTAGTTAATGACCTGCTCCATTGTTTCGGCAAATGTGGTGTATTTATCGTTACGGGATTTTACAAAAATGAAAGGGTCTCTGAAATAAACGAGGGCTACTAAATTATCAATGTACCAATTCGCAAAATTTACTTCAACACGCTCTGGGTCATATCCAAGATTTTTTTGAAAGAATTCACAATTATATAAATCAACTGCATCACGCCACGCCTTATGATTCTTCGCTTGAAACGCCTCGCCTCTTTGTATCCTGCCCTTCCAAGAGCTTATCTCGTCGGCGTTTAGATTCGGCATGACTTTAATCTCCAGTTAAATAAAAAAGCCCGTCGGAGATTTTAATCTCTAACGGGCTTGCGTGTTTCGCATTGTCCCAAAAACTATATTTTACAAAATTTACAACGCTGGAGGTTTTATGCTTTCCTCGACGTTGATATTTGAGATTCCACCATTAAAAAAATTTATTCTTATTGCTCCAGTAAACTTTCTGGATATTTTTTCTCTGATGATTCCAGATATCCAAGAAAACATTTACAGCCCTTTCTTGACAATGCTTTTAAACTTCCTAACTAACCTTCTATCCCTAAACTGTTCATTCGTCAAGTGTTTAAACATATTTTTCTCTTTTTCTAAATTACTGTAAAACCTTTCCCAATCATCTGCGGTTACTAGTTTTCCAGATTTCTTGACGGATGTCTTCGACCCTTTGATTATCATTTTAGGGTCTTCGAATATTTGCGACTGACAGTCTAAAATATCATCATGCTCGCTAAACGGAAATTGTAAAAACTCTAAAAGAAAATCTTGAATGAAGTCATGAGTATTCCCATCATACACGGATTTTGTTATCATCTGTCGAGGCCAGTTAATCACCCCAGCATGGTACGCAGGAACAAGACGTTGTTCAATTCTATCAGCCTTACTTGTCGCCGTGCCTTTTGTTTCTTGGATGTTAAAGAACACCTGCTCTTTAATTTGCCGTTCCCTTATAACCTCAAGATCACCATGCCTTCCGCCCAAAACTTCATATTTCACCCATTTAAGGTTTCTTGCGTTCTTGACGAGCATAAACAGTTTATCTACTCGTTGAAACGCCGTGAGCTTATCACGAACGCCTTCAAGCAGATAATGATTTCCTTCAGAATCAACGCCCCACCTCATTATTACTGTAAAATCTGATTTCTTCTTCTGCGTACTCGCCGGATCGCATGTTATGTATTCAGCCAGCCCCTCGGGCAACGTATCGTAATATTTAATCCATTCCTGCTTAAACTTTGCATCAGCTGGATTTACCGGGTTAAGCATATACTGCGTCGAATATTCATACGGGCCTACATCAATCATTATTCGATTAAGGCTTTCGTCGCTGAACCTTTCCGGGAAACTAATCCCTTCTTCCGTGCGAACTGGGATAAAAGACTCAGCCATTCGTCTGGACTTTCTAAAGTCACAGTATAAATCATTGAAATGGTATATCGTCCCGATAACGTCTTCCTTCGGATAGCTTGGATTGTCAAAGAGTTGCCGGAGGGTAGAGTAATAATCTTTGGAAGTCTGGATTTGAGTATCATTTGCTGTCGAGTCCTTTGTTACAAGGTCGTCTATCTTCTCATAATCGAAGTGCAACCCTGTCAGGTTAGTGCCAATACCGGCGACCATCATCGTCGGCTCTTTAAGCGATTTAAAACGGGCTGGCGTTGTGAAATATTCAGTCGTGCCAAACTCTATCTTCCCGGCTGTATTCGGTTGTGGACAGAATTCAGCAAAAAAGTACCGGAACTCCGCATTCACCATGAAATGTGACTTTATATTCCTTAGAATCTTCTCCGCTATCCCTATCGTATTCGATACAAGCAAGATCCTTATGTTCGGATTGTTCACAACAAGCCATACCGAATGAGCTTCTGTTATTAAACTGGTGTTGTGTGTTGCGGTATACCGATCTCCTATGAGATAAAGACCATCTTTGGATTCTACTTTTATGCAATTTGTAGGGATAGTGTCTGTTTTCTCAACGGAAATTATGTACTTGCTTCTGAAAACTCTTTTTTTATTTACTCTCGTCCTATCTTGCTTTCTTTTTAATTTAAATATATTCCCATATGCCTGAAAAGATACTTGGAAAAAATAATAATCTTCACCCTTATATTTTGATTTATGCCTTCTGATTGATGCACATAATCCCAAAGAATTGGCAAGCCTGAAAAAATCAGTAGCAAGACGTTTACTCTTATTACAGAAATTTGCTGTCCCTCTTGAATCACAAGTTCCATCAGTATCCATTAATCCATTAAGCAATTCCATTCTATCGTTCTCTGGAGCTATCATATACCGCATGGGGATATGTTTATTCGATAGAACTCCTAATCCCCTTAATTTTACCTTCAATTTTTTTATACCATAAGCATAGTCGGACGGATACCGAGAAACAATATATCCACATTTCGAGATATTATCAATTATCTCTTGGTCGTCGCAAGTAAAACCACCACTTGCCGATGAACCATCCCCAAGCCAAGCACCAAGAACATATGGATGAACGGGGAGGAATTTGTAGTATCCTTTTACTGGGGAAGAAAGAGGAACGGAATATCTATTGTCTTGCTTATGATCGTGCCGATGTAATTCCTCGGTTGTTTTTATAGACCAATCTCGATATTGCCTTTTGTTCGTTCCAGACACCCTACGACGACTTTTTCTACCAACACACCAAAGATGATCCCCAGAAACAACAACAGAATATCCGTCGCTAAACGTAATTTTATAACATTCAGAATTTATAAAAGTTTCTGAACGACCAATTACTTTTATTGCTTTCCCATTTGGAGAAAAAACTTCATCTCCAACCTTTATATCTCCATGACGAACAAATCCTAATGGCGTCGGAACAGGTTCATTTTCATCGACCGCCTTGAAATGTCCTCTTGCCCATAACCAAAGACGCCGGGATGAGTAATCTCCCATCCCCTTAACCTCGGCGATCTCCTGCATCTGTTCCACGTGAAACGCACCAGTATCCCGATACCCTAAAATATGCACCATCAACGGAAAATACCTCTTCGCCGCTTCCTGTATAAATATCCGCTTCGCATCTTTATTGGTTAAAAGTTTGTACCGGGATAAATCTTCTTCTGGTAGGAAATCTTCAAGTGTTTTCATTTGAATATCGCCGCAGGATCTCTTCTTCTTGTGCATTTATTGTAAGATTACGCACGTCTACATTAACGTCCGTCTTCGCCAGCCACTTCTTCATTATCAAAATGTCCCTCCAATACTTATGCCTAACTCCGTAATCCGGTACTTCCGCTACCTCCGCCCCTTCAAAAAAGACCTTCGTCGTTGCATTCAATCCATCATGCGCCGCCTTTACAACCATATCCTCAATCTTATGCGACTGCGCTATCTTATTCTTCAACAGCTCCCTTGTCGCCCCAACCTCATCTGACATCTGCCAGATAGGCTTCGCCACCGGTAACCGGCTTCCTTCTAATTTTTTAATGTCCTTATGCAACGTCTTCATAATTACCACCTAAAACCTTCTCTTCCGTACCAACCTTCTCAAGCAACTCATTATACCTTTTGGAATACTTGTTCGCCTGATGCACCTAAACACAAGTAAAACATACAATACGCCCTCTCGCATCCTTCTTTGTTCACTGAACCTTAACATGAACATCCCTCACTGTATCACCGGATTATCAATAAACACGCCATACACCTGCATAACTGTATCTAACGGGAACATCCACATCGGCGTCTTCCTCCCCAACCCATCAACATCCCATAACGTCAACACCCCATTCCCAACCCCAAAATCACGACACTCAATCTCTCGGACACCATCTTTTCTTAAAACAACAGTCGCTTTATACATCTGTTTTTACCTCCGATAATCCATGCTTTTTAACCCCAGGACGATTTACACGTACCCACGCCTTGTTATTACACGTAGGACTACACCTTATCGAATCCTTCCGCCCCATCCATACCTTACCGCACTCCTCGCACGTCTTTACCACTCTCAACTCTTTTCGCATATCACCCACCTCCTGATAAATTTTATACCACCATCATTTCCTATTGTCAATAGATTTGTTGCGCAACGGGAAAAATTCCTCTTTAAAGCCTTTTAAACCTGAAACCATACCAACACACTACCACATGACAAATAATGCCTAGAATCGAATCCTAGCGATACTGTGGGCGTTTTACAGGGGGCTTGGAAAAGTTTAGAGACTTGGATTTTTATGGGGATGTGTGGAAGGGGTCGGATATAAATAGCCATAGGGGGAGGGGGTGCCAAGCCCGACCCTGCACCACGACACGCCAGCCGATCACACACAACACGCCACGCATGACGCTCGATCATGACACACTAGCACTCTATCACTATGACTGCCAATGAGTGTCTGGCCTAGACTCTATGTCCGAGCCTGTGGATAACCTGTGGATAACTCCTAACGGCTTAAGTCCTCGTCGGAGTCAAGTTAACATAACCTACATTATAGGAAATAGATATTATAAACCATTGAAAATAAATGACTTACAACACCCAAAATACTGGAAAATAACACATCTATATCATGGAGAAAATAGTGTCAATAGAAATGTCGCCAGGATGCACCACAATACCCAAAAAAATCACCAAAAACAGGCGTCCAGCGTAGTCTATGTAAAAAGATAAGTATAATCTATCTATAGATCATGGTGACACTATAAGTCCGGCGCAGGTGCGCCGAGAAGCATAATAGACGCCGGAGGCGTCAGGCGGTATCGGCTACGCCTCACCGCCCAATATCAAAATAGTCAAAAAAATGGTGTGCTGTAATGTACTGTAGCAATGCACATGTACCACTCTCTATGTGGGGATGCACTGCGTATGCATTATATTGGTGCCGATGCCGTCGAGGCGAGGCGTCGTTAATAAGTTGAGAATTGATTATTTTGGGTTCAAAAAATAATTTTTTTTTGTGTTTTTTTTGAGAGCGTGCAATAGTTTTTTAAAAAACAGCGACGAGGACTAGACGGGAAAAAAATAGATAAAAATAGTTGATAAAAAACTATTGACAATACCATGTTACGTGCTATACTAGCAATAGGTCGAGGGAGAGCGACTAAAACAATGGAGAAGATGGTATGATAAATATTATAGTAAAAAATGCAGAATCGTTTATCCCAAGCGTAAGAGTGAAAGAATATAGTCCGAACGGTATATATAATAAAATGGTGTTAGTTTCTGAAAACACACTTTCCGAGTGTTCAAGCAATGTTATGGATGGGAAGATTTTCTATTCTGATCCTATATGTGGGTGTTACTACGAAAGGATTATTTAAAATGCCCATAACAACAGTAGTATTACTGGCTATGCTGTTAGTTGGCGAGGCCGGTGGACAGGGCGCAGAGGGTATGCGTCTTGTAGCGTCTACCGTGATTAACAGGTCAGTGGCGTGGGATAAGCCTATCCGGGATGTGATTGTGCAACCTAGGCAGTATTACGGGCTGACGAGCGGATTATATGAGCAGTCCAGCCCCAAAACACAAGCCTTGGCTCTTAAAATAGCGCAAGAGGCACTCGTGGGCGGAATCAAAGACAGGACTGGCGGGGCTTTGTACTTTATCAATCCACGCCATGAAAAGCCGTTTCGCTGGTGCAAGGTAAAAACCTATCAATACAAAGATCATGCATTTTACAAATAACAAAGGGGGGGACATGGAAAAACACTGGTGGATTGAGTATCAGGAGGAATTGGGTAAATGGTATGCGCGCTCATATAGAGGTTGCTCCCGGGGTTATTATACGCGCAAAGCGGCCTATAGTGCGGGATGTAAAATTTGGTCAAAATTTGAAAAAGTTAATTAAAAAACCAATAGTTTTTGTTAGAGTTTCGGCAATGGCAATTTGACCGTAAATAATAACAACGGAGGGATGAAAATATGAAATACAATGAACTAAGCATAGGACAAAGATTATATAACAGAGGCGACATGGCAAATATTGACCACTGGGGCACAATAACACGGATAGAGCCACCGGGACGGTTTTCCGATCAGATACACATACAGGCGGATGATGATAGGCGGGCGTATTGCGTTCCAGCCTGTGCAATATCGGACGTAGACAAGGGGAACGGGTTGACGCGAATTGTTACAAAAGAGGCAAGAGAAACCTATATTAAAAAGTGCATGTAGGTGAACGCATGAAATACGTTAAATTTATTCGAGAGAATAGCGGTAATTTCCGTAATTATTACCGGGGTATTAATGATAGGCGTCTTTACTGCACACAGCCCGCCAGCATGATAACCTTGCAGGAATTCAAGCGGACTGGGCTTGTTGACTGGCTGGAGTGTTCAAAAGACGGTGAGCCAAGCCATAAAATAGATGATACCTTTGAGGTTGTAAAATGACAAAGCAAGACATATTCAAGGAAGCGGAGCTGTCCAGCCGTGTTTTGGAACTGGTTGACTGTCAAGTGAATGAAGCGCATGGCGTAAGAAAATGAATCAAGAGGATAATTATTTCAATAAATATTATTCTTTTGTTGTTTTGGATAATAAAATTTTGTTCAACTAATCTCAGGGGGTTTTAAAATGACCGAACGCAAAGCATACATCCAAGCAAATTGCAGTTTAACGGAAGCGGAACACGCCCGGATTATGGCATTGAGGGCGCAGGGCTGGACATTAATCGACATCATGCGCCTAGGGATTTGTACAGCCGAGAAGAAAACTATTGACAATTAAAATGGTTGTGGTAAAGTTTTAATATTCCGTTGGAGATCGGAAAACAAAATGAAAAACGTACCGGGAAAAACAAAAATTGAAATGATAGGCGCATCCGTCGAGGGTGTGCCTTTTTTTATTCCCTGTCCGGGTTCTCCATGCGAGATATTCCCGGATCGCATCCCGGCAGGGTTTTTTAATTTAAGGATCGAATGAACGGTTCAAAAACTTTCCCACATGACGCCGATTCGTTGGGTGACACAAAAATCGTGTGCCTGATAAAAAACTACGGGTTTGAGGGTTACGGGCGTTGGTGGGCAATTTTGGAAACATTGCGGAATTGCAAACATTATGCGTTAAACATTACGAGCCATGTTGCAGAGGGGTTGTCTTATAAATTGTTAATGTCGAAGGAGGAATTGAAATCTTTTTTAGATTATCTTTGCTCTGTTGATTTATTGATAACAGACGGTGAGAAATACGTTTCCCCGTCGCTGTTAAAGCGAATGGAAAAACTGGAATTGTGGATTGAATCTCGGCGCCAATCTGCTGATAAAAGATGGAAAAAAGTAAAGGCGGACTCCGTTGAGGATGTAAAAGAAACTATTGTTCTTTGGAATGAATTAGCTGAATTAAAGCCGGAGAAATATAAACGGGCAAAGCCGTACAGCGCAGATTTAAATAATCTTTTATTTGGCAGATTATCAAAGCCGGGATTTAAAGAGGAAATTTTAAATATAATAAAGTTTTTATCAATAAACGATACGCCGTTAAATTTTACATTTACGGAACTTTTGACGTCGGAGAACATCTTTAATTCAATATTGGAGATAGCGGAGGGGTGAAAAATGTGTAAATTTTTTAGCTTAATATCAGATGGTAACGGCAATCCGTATTATTTCGATTGGAAACAACGTCAGGCTATGTTAAAGAAAGACCCTGCGTTTAATATGGTCGAAACAGCGGACAGTCATTCATCTATATCGTCGTTCTACGGATTTACGGGCAATAAAGCCGACGAGGTGAACAAGTACGAATATAGCCCATTGACTGGATTGTTTGAAGTAGATCAGATGAACACAACAGACGATAAATGTTTAATAGAGAAGTTCTGCCGAGAGGTGAACTTTAAGACTATCGTTGGTCCATTGATTGTCAAAAAGATTTTTAATCCGCTCACAAACCTAAAAGCGAAGAAAGTTTCCAAAAGGGACTTGTTGTTATTAAAAGTCTGGGCTTCGGTCAGGGATTCGGTCGGGGATTCGGTCTGGGATTCGGTCGGGGCTTCGGTCAGGGATTCGGTCGGGGCTTCGGTCTTGGCTTCGGTCTGGGATTCGGTCAGGGATTCGGTCGCGGATTCGGTCAGGGCTTCGGTCGGGGCTTCGGTCTTGGCTTCGGTCAGGGATTCGGTCGGGGCTTCGGTCGGGGATTCGGTCTGGGATTCGGTCTGGGCTTCGGTCAGGGATTCGGTCGGGGCTTCGATATCAACATACTTCGACATCAAATATAAAAATAATTTTGGAATTAACCAGAAATTATGGGAACGCGGACTAGTTCCTTCTTTTGATGGAACTATTTGGAGATTGCACGCTGGGAAGGATGCTAAAGTTGTTTGGCAGGGTACGAGAAAAGATTTAGAAAAACAGATTGGAGATAAAAATGGAAATTGATCGGATGAATATAATTGGGGCAAGCGAAGTCCCGGCGATTTTGGGGATTGATGAGTACATGACTCCATTAAAATTGTGGGGCATTAAAACGGGGACAATTCCGGCGGATGATTTGTCCGGGAATGAGTCGGTGCAATGGGGGAAAAAGCTGGAGCGCATTGTGTCAGATGATTTTGCCGAAAAACACGGCGTCAAGTTGATGGCGTATAAACAGCGTTATCATCATGCGACAATGCCGTTTTTTTCCTGCGAGTTGGATAATATTATAGTAGGCACGAAGACCATTGTCGAAATCAAGACAGTTGGGGCTCAGTCATGGAAAAAGTGGGAAAACCCGGACGAGATACCGCCGAAGGTCATAGCGCAGGTGACGGCGCAGATGGGGTTATCTAAAAGAGAAGATGCTTGGGTATATTGTTTGTGCGGTGGCCAACGCACAGTCGAAAAGTATCTGAAATTTGATGCAGAGCTTTACGCCATGATCGAAACAAAAGTCGCTGAATTTTGGAAAATGGTGCAGGACAAAACTCCGCCGTTTGCAATCGGTGCAGATAATCCCGGTATTGTTGATATTTATCCGAAGTCAGGCGAACTTATACAGGCGGTCGAAGAAATGAACGCATCTATCGCCCTGTTACAGCAGACGAAGGCTAATATTAAAGCGTTGGATGCCACAAAAGACGAGCTGGAGGCGAAATTAAAACAGGTTATCGGAGAAAATGCCGGGATTCGTACCAGCCAGTATGTGGCAAAGTGGATTCAGGTTAAAGGATCAACTTTTCAAGTTACCAAAAAAGACGGGAAGATGTTAAAGATAACTTTAAACAAGGAGAAAAAAGATGAGTAATTTGGCAGAAGTAAAAAAACAGGTGGCAGGAACGCAGTTAGTTACGATAGAGGATTGTCTCAAGAAAAACGAACATTTGATCGTTCGGGCTTTAAATAACACAATAAGCCCGGAAAGGTTTCTTGCGGTAACAAATATTGTAATGCAATCTCCTGCGTTGATGGGGTGTAGTCAAAACAGCTTAGTTGCCGCCGTTCTTCAGACGGTTCAGATTGGATTGACGCCGGGGGCAATCGGTCATGTTTATTATGTACCGTTTGTTAATAAGGGCGTTAAAGAAGTCCAGTTGATCGTTGGATACAAGGGGCTTGTTGAGTTGGTCAACAGATCAAAAGAGGCAAGCATTTTGAATGCCGAGTGCGTGTTTGAAAAAGACCAGTTCCAGTATGAACAGGGGTTAAATCCTATTTTGCGCCATATCCCGGCAAGCGGTGATCGTGGGGAGTTTGTTGGTGTATACGCTATCGCAAAAAATATGATGGCGAATGAAAAAGTTTTTGTCTTTCTAAATAAGGAAGAAGTACAGAAGGTTCAGAACTCAAGCAAGGCAGGGACAAGCGAATATAGTCCATGGGTTAAATGGACGGATGAAATGAGGAAGAAAACAGCCGTCAAAAGACTTTGCAAGTTGCTTCCTCTTTCTGTTGAGGTTCAACAGCGGATAAGCACGGATGAAACCGTCAAAATGGATATTGCGCCAAAAATGACGGACGTTCCAGACAAAACAGACTGGAACACTGCCGTTAATGCCGAGATTGTTCAACCATCTGTCGAAAAGCCTGCAGGAATGCCACAGAAACAAGCGGAATCGCCCGTTACTGCACCAATTTCGCCAGAACCGACCAAAGCCCCGACAAGCCAAACAAGCGG